ATTTAAGTTTATCACTGGTATAGATGTATCGAAGGAAGTAGAAGAATATACACTAGAAGAAGTATGTAAGATGTTATGAAAAGATATTAAGATTAAGAAGTAAACCTTTTATATACCAAACCAAAGATACGCATGAAAAATAAAAAACTTCTATTATGACTGCTGATCACCCTTGTGTTGCCGATCAGTTATCTTTTTGTCACATTGATGACGTTTCTTCTGTTGTCATTATTGTGTCGGACGTGAATATGTTTTGATCTTGATATACGAAAGATCTGACTTGTTGTTCGATTCGTTGCTGTATTTATAAAAACACTGTAAGTTTTTTATATACCAAACCAAAACCCACCATGCCAAATATGTATGAAATAAGCAAAGAACTTGATCAATTATTGATCGATATCGAAATGATTGAACCAACACCCGAAGATCCTGATTGATCTATACAAGCAAAAGAGATCATGCAAGAATTTGAAAGGTTGAACGACAGCCTTGACGTCAAGTTCAATAATATAGGAAAATACAAATCACAACTTGAAAGCGATATTGCGTGAATAAACCAAGAAATAGAAAGATTGAAGAATATGAAAGAAAAGAAAGCAAGAAGAATTGATGACCTTATCAATACCGCTTCTTTCATTATGAATATGCAATGAATAAAAGAACAAGAAACAGATATGTTCGCATTCAAGTTCAAGAAGAACCCGCCGAAGATAGTGATCACAGATGAAGATCGTTTGCTTGCAAAACTACCTGAAGACAAGAAGCAAAAAACAATCGATCGATCAAGTGTTGAATTAGACGAAGATATGTATCAAAGCCTTCAACAGCTTTGATTTGATGTGACTGACAAGCTGAACAAGAAGTTATTGAAAGAATGGATCAATGAAGTTGTTTCGAAAGATATCGCTGAACTGATCCCAACAATAGAATGATTTGAAAAGATGACGAAGAAGAAACAAAAAGAAACAGAAAAAGAACTTAGAGAATGAATCCTTGCAAAATATACAGATCTATTTCAAGAGGTTCAAGAAGAACGCCTTGATGTTCAATAATATTTATCATTTATTTATACCCATGACGAAAACTAAAGAAAAGCTAGAGATAGCGAAGAAGGTCAGAGATCATTTCAAGTCAGAATACCCATTCGTTCAAATATCGCTTTGAATAATTTGTAAATTCTTCGGCGTTCAGCGTGATATCTTATACAGGAATACGAATATTTCAAAAAAGTGAGATATTCTATTGAAAAAGATGAACACACACCTATCATGAAAATGATCGAACAAGAAACTATTTCATTTTATAACAAAACAATGATGAAATGAGTAGAAGAATATCGCAAGTGAAGAACAATCCGACTTGTAAAAAGCCATTGAAAACTCTATCACCACTTGTTTGAATGATGTATTATATCTTGTGAATGAGATCAAGTCACAGTAAAAGTCAAAGATAGAAACAAGGATTCGGGCGACTCAATCTATGAATTTACCGTCAAGAAAGAAATAATAAAATTTATGTAAGTTATTTATTTTGTATATATACACATGACAACGAAAAATCCAAAAAACAAAGCGAAAGATATTGATCAAGTCGATATCACAAAGATCGTAAACAAAGCGAAAGAATCATTTCATTCAGAAGCTATTCTTCATCTTTATTCAAACAAACATATCGTAAGAGATCAGTTTTTGAGAATACTCAAAGAGTACGAAAAAGAACACTGAAAGATATCAGAACCAGTGAAGAGGCTTCTTGCTTATTCTTGCGAGTTCGCATATCAAGGTGCAATCAAAATTCTTGCTGAAGATCGTAATGATTCATCTGATAAGAAAAAAGAAGATGACAAATAAATGTATAAATATACTGATAGGATACAACCCAATAAAAAACACAATCACTATATCACAGCGGTCTTTGTGATTGTGATTCGCTATCAGTATAGATTGAAAGAATCTCGAACACCCGAAAAATAAAAAAGAAGACAAGAACCTTCTCGAAGCGTTCACAAATCATGTAACCGATCATATCAATTATATTAACGAACAAATAGAAAAGTGAAAAATCTCTTTCGAACTGCCGAAGAAGTGTCCTGTTGCTTTTACTATAAAAAATCAATAAGATGAAGTTGATCAATATAGTCACTGAAATATATATCCTTTCAATCATATTGATACCTTTATTTGTCATATTCCTGACTTATGAAAAAGAAAGATCCAAAGAAAAACACATACAAGAATATATGATTGTCGAGATCAAGAAGAAAAAAAGATTCCGAGAAAAAGTCCGAAGAATTGAATCCTGAAGTCGTTTCAGCAGAAGACGTCGAAAAACAAACACAAGAAAAACCACCAAAAGACAAGCCTGAAATAACTGACGAAGATATCGAAAAACATTTGACGCATAAACAGATCTTATTTTGCAAACACTATATTTCAAATCAAGAAGTTTTGTGAAATTGAACTCGATCGTATGCACACGCCTATTGATACTATGAAAGGTTGAAGTGAGATCCGTTGTGACTTAGAGATTGAACGCTTGCAACGTGTCAAGCTTCAGCTTCAAGGTTGTTATCAAATGTTATGATTTGCAGATATATTTGATATATCAACAAATTGGTTCTGAATGACGACATTGTTCAGAAAAATCTTGCATTGTTGTCACTACAAAAAAACAATCCAAGTATACAACTCAAGGCAATAGATTTGCGAGCGAAGATCAACTGAAAGATAGTGTGAAAGCTTCAAGCTGAAGTCGGCGAAAAGTGAGCGTTCGGACTGACGATTGTGAAAAAATATGACAAGGATAAAGAATGAAAGAAGAAAAGGTGATCACCTACAAAAAAGACGGTCAGAAATAAGAAGACGACAACGAAGAAAAGAACCAAAAAGAAACCACCAACAAACAAGGCGTCATAGTGACGTCTTTTCTTTTTGTCTTGAAATTGTTCAAGTATAGTTTACATATATGATATATTTATAAATATACTATAAACATGTTGTTTTCTTCTATCACCGCATTTTCGAAAGAATACAAGGTCAGTCGCACAACAGTTCACAACCGAATCAGATCTTGAAAAGTTATGTGCATGACTGATCAGAGATGAAAAAAGAACTATGCCTATTGTGTCGATGTTCTGAAATTTATCATTCAAAAGATGACATAATGGAAGGAAAGGCAATAGTTGAATTTTTTGTAAAACAAACACTGATTCGAGATACTCTCACAGATCAAGAGAACTGAATCAATGAATTGTTGATCGGTTGAGGTGCGGGGGGTGCAAAGTCATTTACCTGATGAATGCGACTTGCGTATATGTGTATTCAATACCCATGAACAAGGCGGTGACTATGAAGGGCGAAACTGAAGACATTGAAAAGAACAACACTGAAGACACTGAAAGAAAAAGTGTTGAAGCCTTTTTTTTGAATGGAAGAGTGAAGCGATTATCGTATCACATGATCAAACGACAATTCTTCACCCAATTCAGTTGTATTCAATAATTGATCTGAAATTGTTCTTGTTGATCTGAAGCACTATCCTTCGCTTGATCCTGACTTTGATGACTTGTGATCACTTGAGTTGACGGGCTGATTTATTGATGAAATTGCACAGATAATATGAAAAGCTTATCAAGTTTTCAATTCAAGATGTTGAAGGCGAAGAAACGAAGAATTCTGATTGAAGAAAATGATGTTATCTTCATGTAACCCGTCGAAAGCACGACCGTATCAATATTTTTATAAACCACGAAAAGCCTGAACATTGCCGAAACATATTGCTTTCATTCCTGTTCTCGCTAAAGATAACCCATATATTGACAAGTCATATATTGAATGATTGTGAAATATGCCTGAAGGTGCGATGAAGCAAAGACTTTTGTACTGAAACCGAGATTATGGAGATGACACATATACATTGTATAGTCGCGACGATCTTATGTCTATGACAACAAACATTTGAAAGGGCGGTGAAAGATATCTTGTGATTGATCCCGCTTGAATGTGAAAAGATACAACCAGAATATATGTATTCGAATGATTCAGAGTTCTTGAAATGGTCAGAGAAGGAAAATCAACACCAGAATCGGTGAAAACAATTGTTCGTCATCTTGCTGATACTTATTGAATCAAACGCAGAAACTGGATCTATGACGGCGTAGGGCTAGGGCGAGGGCTTTCGTCGCTTGATTGCAAAGTCTTTCACGGTTGAAACCCAGCGATCGAAGACAAACGCAAGAAGTCTTGAAGTGATATTCAAGAAGGTGCTGTGAAAAGGTGATTCAAGAATATTCGTTCACAATGTTTTTATGAACTATCAAAGCCGATCAAAGAATGACGAATATCGATCCCTTCATGAATCGAAGCTGATGACTTTCAAACCATAGTCGAAGAACTTGAAACGATACAACACCGAAATATTGACAAAGACTGACCGCTTGAAATAATACCAAAAAAAGATATCAAGAAGTTGATATGAAGATCACCTGATGATGCCGATGTGTTGTGCATGCGTATGTTCTTTGAATTAGACAAAAAGCCCTTACCTTCTTTCAAATAAAAAATGAAATTCGACAAACTTCAATCACCGCACTTCATTGATCAAGAAACTTTCGACAAGTTGAAGAAGCGTGAAAAGCTGTATATATATTTGATCTATGTCTTCAAAAAGAGATATACAAAAGAAACTATGATGAATAAATTGTTGATAGATAATGAAAGAACCTTTCAACGTTTACAAAAGAAAATCAAAGACGTATTCAAGCGTCAAAATGTCACAAAATAACAATACGGGCTTGAAATATGCTTTGTTCAATGTATATTGAATACACAAAACACATTTTATTTGCAAAAAACGAACAATGGTGAAATACATTTGAAGAAAAATCACTGTCGGATTCTGAAAAGAAGCTTCGAGGTGAACCGCTGTTGCTATATCGCAACGAATACCGAAAGCAAGCTTCGACTACAACCCGCGTGCTGAAAAAGTTATTGATGAAAGTGCGATCGGAGTGATCGAAGATTCTTTTGATTGACAAGTATCGAAGAAACGATCTGAATGAACACTTGAAACAAATATGTATTCAGAAAGCTTGTGATATCTTTTGCTTTCATTGTTATGATCTGTTGATACGACATGAAGTGATCCATATACACACGTCTTTTCTGTTGCTGAAACAAATCAACACCAGTCATTGACGCTATGAGTTGCAGACGATGTTCAAGATAAGTCATTCGCCCTTGCAATGATACAAAGCCTTGATCTGAATGCTTCTTTGTGAGATTATGTCAAAATAAGTTCAGCATTCAAAGCGAAGTCTGATGAAGATTCTTCATTGACACCTTCATTCAGTCCTGAAACTTCTTTCATATGAAAACATGTGAAGGCGAAGTTCGCTTCGGATCTTGATTGATTAGACGGTGCTTCATATACAAAAGTCAAAAGCATAAACCTATCTATTCAGAAAAATCTTGAAGATGACGACGTACTCGGTGACGTTGAACCTGATGACTTTTGCAATACCTTCTTTTCAATAACTGGATCAATAGAGTTGCTTCGAGAAAATGAAACGTTTGTCGATAAATACACCGATTGAACACAAGAAGCAATGCGTATTGAAATAATTGACGAAGATGTTGATCTTGGTGGTTGAGTAAACCCATGATTGACAATTGATCTTGCGAAAGTGATATTGACTGACTTCGGGAAGGTACAAGACAACAATGGGCTTGTAAAACAAACGTTGTCATTCAAATGACTATATTCAATGTCAGACGCTGAAATGATAAGTGCAACGCTGATCAATTCAACTGACGAATATTAGAAATATATTTATTTATTATATGAAACATTATGTTCAATAAAGAATACACTGAAAAACTAGCGAAAGAACTTGCTGAAAAGGTGAAAGCAAACTTCGCTGTCACAAAAGACATTTCAGAAGAAAACTGAACGTTCAAAGTGATTGCTTCAACAGAAGCTGAAGATCGTCACGGTGAAAAGGTTATGTCAGATTGACGAATGCTTGAAAATTTTATGAAGAAGAATCCTGTGGTTCTTTTTTGACATGACTATCGATCAATTTCATCGATCATGTGAAAAGCGACGAAAGCATATGTTGAAGATAAGCAACTGATCATTGAATGAATATTCGCATGAACTGAACATGCACAAGTTGCAAGACAGTTGTATGATGAAGGTGTATTGAAAACAGTTTCTGTTTGATTTATAGCACACGAAAAGGATTGAAACAAGATCACAAAAGCTGAACTTCTTGAATTGTCTTTCGTACCTATACCCGCAAATCAAGATGCATTGTCGCTTGATTGAAAAGTATATAAGAAAGCAATTGAATTGTGAATCGTAGAATCAGAAATGAAAGAATTGTCACAAGAAGATTCTATTGAATACCAGTTGAAAGAACTTGCTTCAGCACTTATGAACAAAACAGAAGATCAATATTTATATGTTGTTGATATATTCACAAACGAGTTCGTATTTAACATATATTGAAAAGGTCTTGACAAGTATTATAGACTTTTATATTCTATGAATGAAGCATGAAACATTGAAGTCGATGAAAATGCGATTGAAGTCGAAAGTCAAAGATCGCGAGTTGATAAGATGAAAATGCTGAAAGCAAACCAAAGCGAAGCTGAAATTCTTGAATGAATCAAAGCTTTGACTGAAAAAGTCGATACATTACAGAAAAATATCGAAAGCATGGAAACACCTTCTTCAAGTAAGTCGGACACCGACGAAGAAAGTTCGCAAAAGAAAGCCGAACAAGAGCTGAAAAGGATCGCTTGAATTGCATGAAAAGTTCTTCATGAAATGAAATCGAACCAATAAACCCTTTTTATTCTTTTTTTTACAAACCACATGAACGAACAAAAAATGAAAGAACTTCTTGAAGCTACGCTGAAGGAAGCTTTGCCTGATGTTGTTGACGCAAAAGTTGAAGCGAAAACAGTTGAAAGGTTCAAAGAGATCGAAGAATCTCTTTCAAACATTAACAAGTCTTTGACTATCTGATTTGATTCAGAAGAAAAAGCAAACAAGAAAGTTGTCATGAAAGCAATGTGAAACCTATTCAGAGGATTCAAGAGCGTTGCTTCAGGTGCAATTCACATGAATGATCTTGCTGAAAAGGCTTTCGAATGAGTAAGTCAAAAAGCAGACTATTTGAATGAAACAACTGACGCTGAAGGTGCTTATCTTGTGCCTGTCGAGTTCGCTCGTGAAGTGATGAGAGTTTCAAGAGAATATGGAGTTGTTAGAAAAAATTCAAGAATAATTCCGATGTGAACTGACACAAAAGACATTTCAACTCTTGTGAATTCAATAGTTGTTTACTGGACTGACGAAGGTGCGTGAACAGATGAAAGCAAACCTACCGTTTGACAAGTGAAATTGATCGCTGAAAAATGCACTGCGATCGTTTCTTCAACTGAAGAATTGATTGACGATCAAATGACTGATCAAGAGATCCGAACAATCATGACTGAATTGATCGGTGAAAAATTTGCTGAATTCGAAGACACAAACGTTCTTGCAGTTTCAACAAAATTCACACCTCTTTTGACTGACACAAACGTCAACGTTGTTGAATTACCTGACACAAAATATTCATTTGAATACCTCACCTATGACGATCTTGTGAATGTAGTCAGAGCGATTCCAACGAAATACAAAAAAGGAAAAAACGTTTCTTGGTTCATGAATCAAGATATTCTCGCTATCATAGACAAATTGAAAGACACAA